AATTTGTGTTTCAAGTGTTACCTTACGATTAGGCCACTTGATAATCGGTTGGTCGGATGTTTGCAATAGTTTTGTTAGAAATGGAAGAATCAATTTCTCCACTTCATGTAACCTTGCTTTATACTCTTCAACAGTATCTTCTTTTTCGGCAATGACGGCATTGTATTCATCTTCATCAATGGCTGTAAACCCAAAATCATTATCACCATACTCGGCCATAATGGAACTTAAATCAAACTTCTTCTCTGCCATTACTTACTCCAATTTTTCTGAGCGGTAAAATTCAGATGACTAAACTCAAGTCGGTCTACCAACTTAACTGCATTACCTTTTAATCTATCAACTGCAACAAACCCTTCTGGATTTGTCACTTTGAAACCATCATCAGTTTGTACGAATGTGCTTGTTACTTGCCTTAGTTGTTGTAACTTTTTAATAATCATATTCTTGGCATCAACCATACCGTTTTGCATATCAAATATCTTGGTCAAATCTGCTGCTGAACCACGGAGAGTTCGCATGATTTCATTTTTAATTGTAGTCCTATCTCTCTTTGTCTTCTCCATCTTAGCCGCTAGAATATCTTTATTCAGCTTATCTTCAATCCATTTAATCAGTTCTCTTGTATGACCCGTTGTATTTGTAATCTTTTGACCTTCACGCACTTTGGTATTATTGAATGTTTTAATGTATTCACGAACAGTATCACTTGATGAAATTCTACCAAGAGATAGAGAACTTATTTGTTTGAATGTAGAACCAACAGTAGAAAGAATAGTGGTTATTTTTTTAGTTTCTTCTTCTGTAAATGATGCCGTGCCTGAGGCATCGGTAAAATATGCATCACGAAACCAAACATCTTTAGTTGTTGAAAGGTTTTTAATATCAATGTTGAATGATGCCTTCATGTCAGAAAATGTTTTGCCCGTGTATGAAGTATGAAACACAACGCCCATTTGTGCAGCCTGCATTGTCTTTGCTAACTTAGAGTCGGCAGGTACTGCATAGATGATTGTATTTGGTTGAAAGGTGATATAGTCTTCACCATCAAGTGTCTTCTCATCTAGGTCACCTTTTGCAAACATCATATCACCTTGCAATACACCTTTGATACCAAGTTTTGGTAGATAACGCAATGCAACTTTTAATTTTGCATTAAGACCTTCACCTGGATGATTAGTATCAATATCATCATCGGTGTAATTCAACTTTGCATTTGCATTAAAAACTCCCTTGGTACCGACAAAGAATTTACCATTGTCAGGATTGATACCGCAGAAAATAGCAGGTGAACCGTCCCATTTTGTTGTGACATTTACTTTTGATTGTGCATGGCCTGCCAACATATCTCTGAGAGATTGTAGAAAGTTAATTGCATCACGAGCACCATTAACACCACGATTGAGAATCTCATCTTCAAGGTGTTCATTACTCAAGATGTAAATTCTTGCCGCTTTTTTCTTCAGCTAGAATTACACCTTGAGAGCCCTCCTTATATTCTTTAAATTTATACATATGTTATTTTTATCTCGTACTTTTTAGAAAATCTGCCATTTTTAGCAATAGTTTTCAATGTTGAATATGGTGCTATCTTACTTTCATTATAATAATCTTTTAAACAATCATAATACTTTTTTTCTGAAATACTTTCAATCAGAACTCTTTTTGCATTAGGATTATTTACTCCAAAATGATTTGGTTTATTCCAATTCCTATTAATACTCTTAGAACCTATAAGTGTTTTAGTTTCTTCTGTATGTTTTTTGCCATACATTGGATTATTAAAACCCACCATACTTTTTTTTGACCAGTTTCTACAAACTTTTCTTTCTTCCTTATTTAGATGTGACCAATACTCTTTTAAATAATCACTATTGCCACCAAAACCACCATAAGTTAAGTTATAAAAACTTGAATCTTCTACCGCATTATAGAATTCAATCCAATAAATTTCAGATTGACTAAGCTCTTCTAAAGTTTTACATTCTTGTAAAACAACTCTATCAAAGTTTTCTTTTCCATATTTTTTGATTGCTTGTTTTAATAATTTACCAGAACCAATATATTTTTCACGGTGTGTATTTTTACACATTCCGATATATTTTTTACCATTAATTTTATTTGATGTTAGATATATGAATCCATACATGATTTCTTCTCCTATCATGTATTTATAATAAATTCATCTTCAATGTGTTCAGATTTGCACCTTCTTTTTTTGCTTCGGTTAAAAATTGTGTGAAGTTCATTTTAGTGTTTAAATTTATAATCACACATGATGTGTGTAGGGTATGTTATACCTGCGGCTTTACTTCTAATATTGAAAATTAATTCATATAATTTTGTTTCCAACTTTATATCAATTCTTTTAGCTGAACCACCAATAGGGTATAATATTTTTAAACTGGTACTTGTTATGCTTGCAGCTTCATTTAAAAACTTTTCTGTCATATTAAATAAATGCACATTCTTTTTATCATCTAAGTGGCAAAGATAAAAATTATGTCCTATAATTGTTTTTAAAAACCCCTCTAATTCAACTTTTCTTTCAGCTGTAATCTGAACAGTTTCTTCATACTTTGGTGCTTTCACTTTTTTCATAACAGAAGATTTTTCTTTGTACTTAACAAAAACATCTCTAAATCTTTGAGCATCTAAACCAAAAAGTTCTAAAATTGCTAAACCAGATTCCGTTTCAAATACACCACTTTTAAATTCATCATTAGGAAAAGCACCACTTGGTGGAAATGTGTTACTGCCTAAACCAGAATTAAAAAATGTTACTGTGTTTCCGTATTTAGCAGATAGGTCTAAAGTTTTTACAACATTACCATATTTTACTTTTACTTTCACATCTGCTAAACCTACACCAATGTTAGTTGTTCTTGCGCCACTCATACCTGGCGCTTTCATTGAACAATAAATTCCTTTATTATCAAACCTCAAAGGTCTTGCAGTATTTTTTTTACCAGTAACTTCAACGGAAATAACAGTACCATCTTTTATAACCATATCTTGAAATTCTTTCATAAAATCAGGATATAAAAATCTGTTTGTACCTTTTATCAGTTGATTGAAATCTTTTTCCAAATCATATTCAAAAGCTGCACCCTTACTAGCACCAGCTCCTTTTTTAGCAATCAGTTTTGTGATTATGAAAATTTGAGAACCAGTAAATGATATTTGTCCGCCAGTTGAATTCTTTTTTACTATTTCAAATTTTGGTCCTTTAAATCCAGTTAGGCTGGGAAGAAGTTCATTTACTAAAAAATCTTTTCTACCTTTATCAGTATAAGCTTGACCTAATCTATTTTTTTGTGGTAAAAATATTATAAACTTTTTACCTGTTGCAGATTTTGGTCCATCAAAATAACCTGTTAAATTTTCTGAATCAGAAACTCCCAAATCGGTCAATAACTTAGTTATGTTTTGTACTGTTGGCGTTACTTTTGTTGCCATAAAATACTCCTATCAATTTGGAGTATTTATGCTAACACAACTATCGTATTATGTCAAGCACGGTTCCATTTGTCCAGACTTCTTGTTCTTTTCTAATACGACCTTCCATATTCAAAGTTTCAAATCTATTCATTGCTTTCTTTCGCCACCACTCAATGATATTGGCCAGATGGTGTTTCTCATAGTTTTCACCAGGTAATAACTTCTCTGTATTCCCATTCACAAACTCTACCATGTTTTTAAATCCATAATCAGAGATGAAATACCGCTTCTGTTCATTTAGATTCTTGGCATTTTCAATAGTCAACTTAAACTTATCACCTTCTGGTGTGCCTTTAAGTGCAACCTTAATAAGATTAACCATCGTATTAGATATCTTCAGTTTGCGGCTAGACGCATCAGGTGGTGCCAAATCTTCTCCAATGATATCTTCAACATAATCTTTCAGGTCACTATAAGTTTTGCCATGTAACATAGGCATGAAATCACTATCAGTTAGGCCTTTGAATCTAATCAGAGGTTTCATACCATCATACTGTGATACTGCCTTAGAACTACCATACAAACTGGTAGTCTCAAACAAACAAGTTGTCATTTTATATTTGTTATCAAGCATCTTACGAACTTCATGCGAACAACATATAGCAGCCAGTAACTTACCACCAAGATAATTAAAACCAAATGGTTGTGCAGGTACGATAACAAATCCCATCGCAGCACAAGCATTGAATCGTTGTGCGCCACCTTCGTGTTGTGTGAATACACGACCCAACATATCATTACGAGGTTTGCAATTGATAACAGGAGAACCAAGACGAATGAAACCAACCCACTTTTGAGTTTTCTTTTCAATTATTGCCAAACGCAAACAACGACCAGGTATACTTGTCATATTTGAATGTGAAGAAATCATATTCAAGTAAGTATCCCATCGGTCTTGTGGCAACTCTATTAGTTCAAACTCCATGTCAGCAGGTGACATTGTGAAATCAGAGAACAGGTCTTCTTCAGGCCCCATACCAAAGAGCACAGGTGACCTTTCTGACATTGATGCCACTTTTTGTTCACGCATGTATTCATCAATACGACCAAACTTATCAAAGTAGTCCGAGAATACATTTGCACAATGTAGTGCTTGTTCTTTATTCAACACCATTATTACTTTGTATTAAAATGTTTTTACCAATTTCAAATAGACCAACTGCACCAACAAAATCTTGACAACAAGCTGTGATAACAACTTCACCATCCATTGGATCCATAGAAGCAATTACAAATTCATCTACTTCACCATCATCAATTCTTTTACGAAATGAATCTATGATTTCTAATAAATTTTTTTTTCTTTTTGCCTCTGGCAACTCACGGTTTAAATTTACGATTTTCATAGATAGTGCAAATAACCACCAACAATATATTTTGGTCCGCTGATTGGTTTTGTTCCTGTGTGTGGGTGTGTCCAGAATGGAGGAAAAACTAACATACGACCAGTAACTGGTTTAACTGCCATTTCTACTCTGCTTGTAATATTCTTTTGAAAGGTTGTTTCACCACCTTCTTCTACATCATTAAGGTACCAAAAAAATACTAGAAATCTTCTAGCACTTCCGTGATTACCTACATCAACATGAAAAGCAAATTCATCTTTATCATTCGGTTCATATTTCTTAATACGAAACTGCTCAAACGCTAATTGTGGTGGCCAA